GCCTAAGGTCGTAGGATTGGATCTTACCGCTATGGCCAACATCCCTGCTGGCTTGCCGAATGAGGAAATCGAGCTCCGAAATCTCCTCATGAGCCCATGGACATTTCTTGTGGAGGGCTACGGTAAGTGACCTGTCGTCTGGGTACTCGTCATAAAGGAGGTACTCTTCCTTGGCGACACCATTCCAGACATGGAGTACGTTTGCGTACCGTTTCTCCAGCATTGCTGCTTGCCAGAGTTGGACTGATTGCGCGCGTAGGATTACAGCCACCAATTCCGGTTCCATGAGTTCCGGTTCCGGCCGTTTTGGGCAGCATAAATTCCTGGCCCGCGATAACACTAGCGGTTCATAACCGCAGGAATCCCTACGGTAGATCCGCTTTAGCATCTTCACGGACTCACGACTTATGATGCTCTCTTCGGCTTTCATCCGGAGCCCCCAGTTACGGGCATAGTAGCTGGCCACGTGATTCAGCGCCACCTCCTCACATGGTGTTATCCCATCATCTCCGTAGACTATGGGTACTTGATAATCCCCAAACAGTCGTTTCTGCATGCCCTTACTAGCCACAGCATGGATGATGTGGTTTGGTGGTACAAACACATCAGAGCCAGAGCGGCCAATGCCTGCAGTCTCACAGACCTGGGGCTGAATTAACCCCCATTCGTCCACGTAGGGTGTAACAACCGGCGCATATATGTTACACGCGGCAATCACAGCGACGTACTCCTCGGGCAGGTGGTAAACTCTCTGGATCGCCTCAAAGACTTGCCTTAGCAGATCGGGCGACTGTGTTAAATCATAGCGCGAGAAATCCGACATCAAATAGTACCTTGAACACCCCTCATCGATATACCGCCGCACTTTGTCTGGCCGTGTGGCGATAAAAGGGCTAAGTTTGATATCGGCGTAAACCCCGTCGAACATAGCCATGCCGAAGGGATACAACCTAGCGCCCCCAACAAAAATTAGTCGGGGATTGGCCCAGTTCCCGTCAACTCGCGTGCCTAAAGTATAGAAGCAGTGGACATCCCTACACACATCCCGCGACAGCTTGGGATCCTTAAGCTCGGCAAACGTAAATTGCCGCTGGTCGCAGTACTCTCGGATGAGTTCAGCCTCGTTCTGAAGACTTGGCCAAACCGACGACCCCACATCCACAGGATATCTTTCGCCCTTCAACCCAGTCAAGATATCCCAGTCATAGGTCACATTGATGCCCATGCTGGATTGACCCTTGGGCGGGGCTACTGCCCACACGTCTTTAGGGGAACCGTTTCCAACTAGACCCAGTTCATTCATCACCTGCTCAATGTCTTCGATCGTACAAGAGAAGTCCGGTGGCCGAGGAACCTCCCACGTCACGGACTCGAGTTTCTGCCGCAGACTTTCCTTACAGCGCAGGTTGCGCATCTTACATTCCCGCTGCCCATCTACAACGGGCCATTGCCCGTTTTCGAAGAACATACCAACGGGATCCCGCAGCGGTACTAAAGCCTGTCTAACACGGCCAAACAGGTCAGAAAGGGGCCCGGAGCCCTCATACCAAACTGTTGGTGGCGACAACCACGGTAGCGCACCCGTACTTGGTACCAAGTCTTGTAACAGCCCTATACATCGTGCGTCAAGCAGATCGTCAAGTTCACTCAGGAGATTCGTCGGCGGGCTGCCCGATAGCAAGCAATCGCTGATGAACATCAGCTAACACGCTCCGGATAGCCTTGGCGAATTCGGCTTTCGCCTTCTTCACCAAGCCAACTTTCCCCAGCATGCTTGACGCGACTTCGCCTTCAATGCCCAAACTTGATTGGACAACGTTGACGCATCGGCCAAACAGCCCCGAGGCGCATTGATCGGTCAGACCCTTGAGCTGCCGCGCACCCACGAACCCATCGAGATCAGGTAATTCGCGGACGGTAGCGCCCTTAGCCGCCTTATAACACTGAGCGAAGGCGCGTTTGAACGCTAACCGAAGGTCGTCGTCCGAAATCTCCTCGCACACCCGGTCCCGAATCACGGTAATAACGTAAAACACCGTGGGGTAATCCGCGGGTAAGTCTGGATCGTCCGGACGCTCCAACGGGAAGCGTTCGAAGCTGCCTAACGCAGAGCGCAGTTTCTCGACAACCACTACAGGATCAATTGCAATTCCCGCAGCGATCGCGTAGTCGTAGAGAGCGTCTTCCGCACCGACAATGAGGGTGGCCAAACCCTCACGAGTAATGTCGAGCGGCCATGAAACGGCCAACTTACGAACAATGGGGGACATAATGATGCCTCCTAAAACTGCTCTGTAC